CACACGGGAAACGCGATCGCGCAACTTTTTGTTGTTGCCGCCGCCGTCGGTCATGCCGTTCGGAACCACCAGCACCACCAGCCCGCCATACTTCACCTTGTCGATGGTGCGCATCACAAAGTAATGGCCGACGTTGGTTTCATCCCGGTAAGCCGGATCAAGCTCGGCAAAGCCTGTCCGCGAGTCGCCAAACGGCACGTTGCCTACGGCATGGTCATAGCTGTTATCCGGCACGGATGCCGCCAGCTTCTCAAATGCGCCCAGGCGAACATCATCCTCCGGGTGCAGCAGCTGGTTGATACGTCCGGACGTGTCAGAAATCTCTGCTGACGTCATCATAGCGCCAGCTGGTTTTGTCTCCTGAAAAACGCCGGTACCGGCTGACGGCTCCAGCATGTGACCGCTGGTAATACCGTAATCCGAAAACAGATCCCATATACCCTCGGCCATGAATGGCGGTGTGTAGTACTCATACTGACTGCCGCCGCTTCCTTCCAGACCGCCCTCACCGCTGTAGCCCGCCAGTACCCGGCGCTGTTCATCAGTCAGTTTGTTGCCGTCGAAGCCCTGCGGCAGTGAGTTAAGCAGTGCGATCGCATTGTCGTTTGCACTCCGGCGCTCACGCTGAAGACTCACGCCTTCACGCTTGGTCACGCCAAACGCGACTACGGTCCGCTGTTTGTGCAAGCGCATGACCAGCCGGATCAGTTCCTCAACCGATCCCGCCTCCTGCACCGCCCTGTTTGCTGGATTTTCCACTGTGTAACTTTCCCTCAGATTGCATAAAGCGAATATGCTTTATTGTATTCTAAAGGTTTATTAAATAGGGCGTATAACTTTGGCTACTAAAAAAAAGGCATTGTCTGTTTTAGGCGCACTGAGGCAGGCATTCCGGGGCGCTGCAGCAGATGCACCGCAAAGCCTCGCCTGGACTAACGGGCAAAACGTGGTTGTCTCTCGCTCCGGGCTGGCGGCAATGGCATACAACGAGGGGAAGGCGGGGGAAATGACCTCTGCCGGCGACAGTCTTTACCTGGGCGCGGAGCTGCCACTGGACCGGCTGCAGCGCTATGCGATTCTGGAGGAAATGGCTAACAGCCCGACGTGCTCAGCCGCACTGAATATCCACATTGGCCACGCACTCGCGCCGGACAAAAAAACCGGTCTGGCGTTCTTTATCGTGCCGGTTGATCCGTCTGACGCAGAAGGCACGGCGCGGGCTAAAGAATTGCAGGACGATCTCGGCGCGATGATTAACCGGCATCTGCCGTCGCTGGCTATGACCATGGCGATTTTCGGCGTCTCCTATGTCCGCCCCTATGCCCGTACCGGCAAGGGGATCACCAGTCTGGAAAATAGCTATTACTCGCTGCCCTACTTCATTCAAGAGTTTTATAAAGGCGATCAGCTGGTGGGTTTTGGCGGTGATTACGTGCTGGCACCTGATACCCATACCCGCACACTGTCTACGCCGTGGTCACTGGTCCCGATGAAAAATCCGTACTGGACGCCCACGCGCAACGTTCAGCCTGTGACGTCCGGGAATCGCGGTTACTCTCTGCTGTCGGAGGAAGAAGATAAGGAGGTTGCGGAGACGCAGAACTATGGCACCAGCTTCCTGGCGCATGCCTATGAACCCTTCCTGAATCTTGTGGGGGCGCTGAATGCGCTGAAGGCAACGCGCTATAATGCCGCAAAAATTGACCGCCTGATTGCCCTGACTACCAACTCACTCGATCCGGTTGTAGGCGCGAACTATACCCGCACCGTATCGCAGACGCTTAAGCGCCATGGCGAAGCGCTTCAGAAAAAAGCCGTGAACGGTAACACCATGCCAACCGTGATGAACCATGTGATCCCGGTGATGGGTGATGGTAAAAACGGTATTACGATTGATACGCAGTCGATACCCGCCGACATTACCGGCATTGAGGACGTGATGTTTCACCTGCGCCAGCTGTGCGCCGCGCTCGGTATAGACTCAACTATGCTGGGCTGGGCCGATCAGATGGCTGGCGGACTGGGTGAAGGCGGCTGGATTCAGACGGCCATTCAGGCGGCACTCCGGGCGCAGTGGCTGCGACAGGGTGCGCAGGAAATGATTTACCGACTGATCGACATTCACCTGGCGTTCAAATACGGCAAGGTGTACCCGGTTAACGATCGGCCCTATGTCGTGCAGTTTAACTCCATGAACACCGCCATTCAGGAAGAAGAAAGCCGCGAAATGGACGCCCGCGCCAACTTCATTACCCTTATGGTGCAGGTCATGGACGCGCTACAGGCCAACAACAAGCTGGCGGAAAATGACACGTTCATGCGCTACCTGTTCAGCGATCAGCTGAAAATGGACGGCGGCACGCTCGACAAGATGCTGGCGGAATTTGAGAAGAGCAGGAAGAAAGCGGATGCGCAGGAGGATGAAGGCGGCAGCGGAATGATGAATGAATCCGCGCCTGACGGCTCCGATCCGGCCAGCTGGACGCATGAAGAGCTGGTGGCATTTGCGCGTTACGTGACGACACCCGGCAGCTGACAACCAATAAAAAAAGGCCGCACGCCACTTTCAGGGGGTGTGCGGTTGATAAAAATCTTATCAATGCGGATATACCTGGATGACAAAAACAGAGGTGCTGTGCGTAACGAAATTATCATTCGGAATTGGTACTATTCATGGCTATCCATAACCCGTAATAGCGACAGATGAATATATGTAAAATTTATATAACAACCTTTTTCACATTAGCCCGTCTGCGTTAACAAAACTTAGCATTTTAGTTTTACTTTTAAAAACATTTTTTAACGAACTATAGATTTACCCTGCACTAATTATTAATCGCGTTGTTTAAAACCTCACCATTCAGCAACATGTAAGTGACTGAATTTAAATTTTCACTTCATAAATATATAGCCAATTCAGCATAATTTTTGAGAATAACGCCAGACCAAAAAAACCATATAGAGTTAAGCCTTACAAGGTTGTACTTCCCGGTGTTATCTAATTTCCATGGACAAAACAAGAGGTAATTTTGCCCGGATAATTAAAATGACTATTACTGGCTTAGTAAATCACGCTGATTATTAATAAGCGTTATTACATGAATAATTGTTAACGTATTAATTGCAGGAAAAAAAACCGCACGCAGGTAAGCCTTCATGCGGTAACAGACAGCCAGTTATCAGGAGACTGTTTTTGTGGTATCAGATGCAGCTAATCAGGCCAACTGTAAACAAAGTGCTGCACAGCAACAGCTTCAACACCTTTTTTAATTCTCACAACCTGCTGCGGGCCGTGCTGCGGCTGAGCCATTGCGCTCTTCATTACGGCTGCTGCTGGCATAACTTTTGCCCCCCCATCGGACTGGCATTTCTGTGTCGCTATCACTACCTCCGGTTTTGCTTTAGACACAGGTCTCTTTGTATTTACGGTGCGCCGTTTCTGGCTGAGGCTTGCGAACTGCTCTTTACGGGCATCAGCCTGTTCGGGGTTCTGTTTCTTGAGACATACCGGGCAGTGTTCAGTATTACGATGATGTACCACCGCTACTGTCATTGCCTGCTGCGACGTATAGAGGGTGCCGATAAAAGTCCGGCTTTCAGGCGATTTCGGGAGTAAGTTACAGCCTTCCCGGTGCAGCAGCGTGCCGCTTTCATAATGAAAAGACACGTAGTATTTCTTTGCTTTTAACATGTTAATTCCTTAAGCAAGGATGATCCTGATTATACAGGAAAAGGATAGTGATATTGATTCTTATTATTAATCTTAAATTGCGGGCAGACACTACTATATATTAAGCCTGGTACTGACATATATACGCCCGAAAGAGACGATCTGGCAAGCGGAGTTATTTAAACTGTATTAACCGCTGAAACCTGAATCAGCTCTAATTTGCGACACTATGACAAATTGCCGATTCAGTGTAGCAGCGAAATGACCTGCCAGTCTGACGATAGAATATCTTCAGGCGTAGGATCATAGAAAAATAGCGCGCCCGTTTCACCCATGACGATAAATGTCTTCTGGCTGTCAGCGTCATTCTGAGTAAAAACGTGAACGGGTGTATTACCCCATTTGGCACGACGGCAGATGACGCTTTCAGTCTGGCTGATAGCGGTCATAGCACGCTCAAACATTAGTGTCGCCGGGGGTAGCGTGTCGGGGATGTCAGGCATGAAATGCTCCTTGTGCGAAAAGAAGCGTCACTACAGGAGGTTCCAATCTCCGGGTGGTGACGTTGACAGGGTTGGAACTACCGGTGCACAAGAAAACCGGCCTACCCGAAGGTAGCCCCACCAACGCCACCATAGATACGCCCGGAGTAATCCGGACGTGGTAGCGCCGAAGGCACAATGTGCCAGTTCTCATGCTTTTTCAGGGTTCCAAGCCTGGCCGCTGGATCTCTTCAGCGGCGCGCACACTATAGCCACCGTGCTGATAAATTCAATATGTCTTATGTGAAATTATCCACTGGTCAATAGATCCAGCCATTATTAAAGAATCACTAACCCCATAAATTACAACCTTTCTACCATCCTTTCGTGCAGGCAACCGCCAGCACTGCCGCCGCTTTACGGGGCATCCCATAGTAATTAAGAGGAAGTTATGGAAGCACTCCGCACGGTAACGGATCGTTTTTCCCTGATTGATAAAATCCGCCGCTTTACTCCACAGAATGACCGCAATTACCTGCTGCGATCGGTGCGCGAAACGTTCGCCAGCCCCGAAACTCAGGAGCGCATTCAGCTGGGAGAAATGTTCGGCTATTACGGCCACGGACGTCGCGCCGCCTATTACGCGAAGACCGGACGGCTAAACCTGCCGGAATTTGCAGTCGTCATGATTGACGGTAAGCCGGTCACGCTGGAAAACGTACCATCAAACCGCACGCTGGAGGCCAGCGTGGATGATAACGGCATCGTGACTCACGTTCAGGAGATTCTGGACACCGAGCCTGGCAACATCGTTGACGGCATGAACCGTTCCCGCGCTGGTGGCTGGTCTTGGGCGACTGGCGGCGACGATAACGCCATTTCAAAAGTGACCAGCTTTCACGGCTTCGACTACGTGACCAATCCGAACTATATCAGCCAGGATCACCCTGCACTGCTGCTGGAATCGGCCAATGAACGCGCCGAGGCCATTCACGCGGGGCTAATGGAAAAGGGATATTCAGAAAATCAGGCGGCTGACATTATCCAGCACTTTGAAACCCTGCGTAGCCAGACGGCCATGCTGGAATCTGCGGATTCTTCGCTGCTGGAATCGGCGCTCCACATCGAGCACGGCAAGCGTCTGGAGCTGGAGGAACGTCTGCGCAGCGCGCAGCTGATGATCGAGAGTGCAGGCACCGTGGCAAAGGCGCGACGCCGGATTATGAAGGATGCGCTGGCTAACATGCCGCTGTTTTTAAGTAAAGCCCAGCAGGCGGCATTATGCCGTATGGATACGCCGGAAGATGCGCAGATCGTCGCTGCAATGCTGGAATCAATCGGCACAAATGCTACAGCAACACTGCCGATCGGAACTACCCACCAGCACACATTACCGCAGACGCGCCCGCCAGCTGTGGACTCAACACCACTGCTATGGATTAACCCAAAATAATAAGGCAAGAAGAAAACCGTGCCCTGAAAACTGGGGCACGTTTTAGTCAAAACTAAAAATTAGGAAAAAACTGAGTGTTGATCCTTTTTCGGATCGCGTTTATCATCCGCGCTCAAATTCAGTTTAGCGACTGAATGAGAGGACGAAAAAAAATCGCCTGTTAGCGCAGACGATTTTCAACAACTTTGCGTGGTTTTGCGGACCACACCGGCGTTGTGCCGAACAGCTTCTTTGACAGGAAGTTGCCATTTAAACCACTGTGACGCAGGCATTGCACCTTGTGTCTCGTGGATGACAACGTGCCTTAGTTCCCGACCTAAAAAGGAACTGAGACGTGTCTCTGTGCCGAACAATTAGGAACAAAAGACGTGCCTATAGTATCTAATAGCGCCGATCCCGGCAACACATTTCCCGCACATCGCTCAAATAACGAACACAGATCTATCCGAATTTCAGGCTTCAATCTCACTCATATAATTGAACTTTCCCCACTACCAAAATCACTCACACGCGTTTTAAAATTTGCCTGCAACCTGGCTGGTTCAACGTCTGACTTCATCATCGTTAAGTCACTCAGAAATCTGGCTGAAGATGCAGGGTGCAGTATCTCTACCGTTCAGCGCGCTTATCGCTTAGCCGTCAAGCTGGGTATCCTCAGCTATGAAGAACAGCGAGACGTTAAAAATCATAGCGTCAGCAAGCCCAGTAAATACACATTCACCAGCAAAGCGCTGTCGTTTGTTCGTGCAAGTCTGGATGCACTGAAAGAGGCCAATCTGGAGCCTTCAGGACGTCAAACTATTGTAAGGAAAATTGTTGCTAAAGTATTCTTTAAAAACGATTTTCTCCACGCCACCCCTAGTCAAAATGAACAGCCCCCCCCTGGTCAAAGTGACCAACAAGAAGTAAGAGATCACTCCAGTAAAAGAAAAATACTAAATGGGGAACAATCAAATTCTGACACGCTGGAAATGACTACAGACAAGCCTGAGACGTCAGCACCTGCTAAAAAGTTTGGTTTTTACCAGAATACACAGAAGCAATTGGCAGCCGCATCGTCAGCTGCACAGAACGAACGGCGCGCAGAAGAATTTCAGCGCAAAGGCGGAATACTGCATGAAGCGTATCAGTTGCTAAAGTCCAGTTTTAAAACTAAGTCCACTGGTGATCGAAGCCCAAAAAGCCGCCGCTATGTTGACTCGTTAAGCGGCGACTACTCAAACGTGGACTATGCGATCCCTGAAGGCTGGCGCGGCTGTTAGTCGGTAATTACACCTCCGGCTTTCTGGTAGGCATTGAGTAGCGTCTCAATGGCATGCGTTTTCTGACCATACGGCGATCCTGTCAGTGAGGCCCAGATATCGTTAGTTTTACCAATTGCCGTGCGGATACGTCCGGCCAGTACGTCCGCATAGGCACCCTGCTCTTTCAGCAGCTGATCGAGTAAGCGCTCTTGTGAGGCAGGACTAAAATCAGGCAGGTTCAGCTGCTTTTTGTAGGCAGGCCAGTAGCGGTAAAGCTGCTGATAACGGCCCGCTGCAGTGGATGCCAGGCCATGGCTGTTAAGCTCTTTTGCGCGGCGATGTGTAAACGGGTGATCGCTGAAGTCGGTAAAGACTTCGCCTTGCTTTTCGCCCAGCCCTGTCACAATGACGTCATAGCCATTCATGCGGGTTAATGGGTGTGTGCTTGTGCCTTCGGAAAAGGCCAGCATGTCGCCAAAGGCTTTACGGTTTGGGGATTGGTCCATTATGGTTCCGCTCTCTGTGTTGATGAAGAGACGGACTGTATGGAGTTTGTAATTTACGATGTGTAAAAAAGGCTGCTTTACGCGGCCATTATATGGGTCAGGTTAGGTTTTGCCGAACTCAGCTATGAGTACAAACTAAATTTTGTCTAGGGAAAAAATTCTTTAAGACCAGGAAAATTAGTATTGATAGCCTGAAAAATTTCACATAACTTTATGTGAAAAAAATGAATCTAAGGAGAGAGAGAATGTCAGTTAGTGGCTTAAATGCGGGTGATGTTCTATTAATAAACAGTAGAACCAAAAGAAGTTGGCTTAACCGTACAGGGCAAAAATTGGTACGCAAAGGTTCTTCTGCAAATTCAACTCATGTTGCATTAAGTTTAGGTGATGGTGGGTTTATACATGCTGATACTACTTGCGGCGTTGATTTGGTTTTCTTAACAGATTTGCTAAAAAACTCAGAGGATGACTGGAAAGTAATCAGGCACATTGAATTAACGGATGAGGTTGAAGAAAAAATAAAAAAAGCTGCAATTTTCCATTTTGGAAAGGCTTATAATTACAAATTTATTTTAAAAGAAGATGAAAAATCTCTCTTTTGTTCTCAGCTTGTAGATGTAGTCTTCAAAAGCATTGGAATTAGTATTTTTAGTCATGAAGAAAGTAATTCTTTATGGAATTTAAACAATGCCTTTCCAATCGACTTTGATAATTTGATTAGCGATAAAAAAACTTGGATTGATGTGAAGGATATTTATTTAGATAAAATTCACAGTGGATTTTTAGAGCTTTCAAAAACCAACTTCATGATGCTTCAGTATCATGTGCATAGTGAAAGGCGCCTGCGAAATGATTATTCAGCACTGCAGGAATTAATGAACGTTATGAATGAAACATACAATCAACTACCGAATGAAGTAAAAAATATTGAGTATCAAAACCTTATGGCCAAAGAGATTAAAGAATTTAGTGCTCATGAAGATAGTTTCTTTTATAACTTCTGGAACTCTAAAATAAAAAAAATAAATTGAAAGAAAAAGGAAAGCAAATTGCAATAGCTTTCCTTTTTTATGAGCACTACATTTTAATTAATTTGTCCGGTAAGATTCAATAATATCGCTGCCAGCGAAAATCATCAGCTCAAGTCTAAACTGGCGAACATTATTAGCCTGCATAATCAGTTCGTTGCAGGTATGCTGACAGACTTGAATATGGAAAAGTTCATGCCCTTGCCTTCACCAAATTCCTCTTCGATCTCCCCGGATACGGCGGTCAGGACGTCGGTCAGCGTCAACTCGCCGCCGCCGAACATATCCCCCAGCGCCTGCTGCTGGTGTAGCAGCTCGTCGTTGATCTTCTGCGCCATCTTTTTAAACGCGGCCCCGATGCGTTTCGCGCTGCGGTTGTTTGCAACGATAAACAGCGCCAGCGCTTCGGCCTCTTTGCTGGATTCCTCAAATAGCCCCTGCTGTGCCAGCACTTCCTGTATGGCCTGACCGCTGTCTTTTGCCTGGCGAACCAGCTTGATAGCATCCTGCAGCGCGGCAATTGCCTGTTGATCGAGACCATCAACCGACTGAACTCCATCCACCAGCCCGGTGACGGCCTGCCGGTGAACGTCTCCGGATAGCATCTGCATCTGTGCAAACTCGCTTGCCGCTGTGTTGAGCGCCGTCAGGATGTTGCGCATTTCTGGATCCGGTTCTTCGGATACCAGCTTAACTAGGCGTTCATCTTTGTAGGCACGGGCAAAGATCGCATTTTGCATGCGGTCAATCAGCTGCTTCGTCGGGCGCCCGTCTTCGGTCAGCAGGCCCGCCGTCGCCGTGTCGCCAATCTCTTTCATAAACGCCCGGATAAAGCCGTCGTTTGAGCGTGCCAGCAGGTTGCCATCGTCGGACGGGTTGAAGATGGCCATCAGCCGCTCGTCGAGCATTTCGGCATCCACAAATGCTTTTTCACTCGCTGCCATTTCCTGCAAATCAGAGAGGTTGGAATCTTTCGCAAACTGCGCCCTATCGACGTCCGTAACACGCTCACGTACCAGTACCGGCATATCCATCTGCGCAATATCTGACGCTTTCAGGCCATAGTCTTTTGCGTGGTCAATCAGGTACTGCCGGTACTCGTCGGCCTGTCCCTGCTCATAGGCACGGGTAATACCCATTGAGCGGCCATTGCCCGACTCAACAACGTTATCAGCGCCCACGATTGGGGCGCCGTGGCTGCTCATGCCTGAATCGGTCAGCTTCGCCGGTCGGAGGTTTCCCGCGATTTTGGAGACCTGCACTTTGCTGGTCAGGCGGGTGCGGTCGCGGGGCTGCAACTCAGCCGGAAAAAGCGGGTTAATGGTGCCATCGAGGTTATTGGAGATAATCAGGTGGCGTGCATCCACCACTTTAAACGCGGTCTTCACTTCCTGCCCTTTGCCGGTGACAACGTATGACGATCGCCCCGTTTCGGTCTGCGCTTTACGCAGTGACCCCACCAGCCCGATCAGGGCAAATATGCTGCCAGCGTCGCTCAGCAGATTTCGTATTTTCTCATTCAGCATTTTGATTCCGGGAATAAAAAACCCCGCCGAAACGGGGTGATGATTAAGCAGCCAGGCCGCTGGCCGCTATCCAGCTGGCGGTCTGTTTTCTCGCGTCGTCGAGCTCCAGATAAACGCCGATGTAGTCACCGACGCGGCGCAGCGTCTCGACAAAATCCAGCTGCGCCTGGCTGGTGAACTTACCGGCCAGAAAGTCAGTAACCACTTCGGGAACGGGCTGATCTTCCTTCACGGGTTCGGGTTGTGGCTCAGTTACCGGCGCGGGTGCCGGTTCGCTGGTGGCGGGTGCTGGCGCAGCGCCATACCCCAGCTGGAGCATGATCGCCTCCATCTGGTCATTCAGATCCAGAAGGTCCAGCCCTTTAACGGTCGGGGCTTTGATAATCAGCTCGTCCAGCTGATCGGCTAAATCCAACTTTTGCAGTGCGGTTAAGCTCATGCGGCCACCCCGTTACGCTGTACGGCCACCAGCAGATCGCTCAGATGCTGCACGGCATCATTGACCAGTGATTCGTTTTCATCGAATACACCCGCGGCCGTCAGTGCGGCAATGGCCTCACGGACCTGGGTACGGCCAGCACGGATCACGTCTATGTCGTCGGTATCGAGCGAGGTCAGCCCCTGAAGGTAATCAATCGCCTTCTGCGCTTCGGTGTCTGCTTCCGGCACTGGCTCCGGCTCCGGCTGCGGTTCTGGTTGTGGCTCTGGCTGCGGGGCTGGCTCTGGCTCAGAGGTGTTTAATTCCTCAACCAGCGGAATACGCTTGCCGGTGATCATCGCGGCTTCTACAGCCTTCAGATACTCAGGGCTTTGATTAGTCTCCACATAGTCCGCCGCCTGCTTCATCTGCTCAATGCCATAACCAAGCGCTTCGGCCCAAGCATTTACCAGGTCAGACGCCCAGCCTACGAGATCGCCCAAGCGTTTCGCCGCTATCCAGAACGGGTCAGTATTTTCACGATCGTCAGTCACGTCGGTCTCTTCTCCTTCGCCTGCTGCCAGCTGCTGCAGCGCGGCTTTGATAGCGCCCGTGAAA